GACGGTTTCTTCGCAGGAACCAGGCCTTTAGTAGGTATTACCTCTAGCCTGGCTGCTCTTTCGAGCGGCAAAAAAACACTTGATTTTGGCACCGACTGTGCCACACTGGTGTGTTGTTGTAAATAAGAAAAATAAAAAATAATCTTAACCACTTCCCCCTTAGTCAGTTATTCCTCACCCTCCTCGATGTTTTGTTCGGCCCCAGTCGGGGGCCGAGGAAGCAGCGTTTGAGTTAATCTAGGGTAGCCCCGATCGCGCGAAGTCGATCACGCTCCCGAAGGCGCTCCTTGTACGTAAAGCGGGTGACCAGCTCTGTTGGAAACTTCAGAGTTCGTTTCTCCGCCGTCCGCTGCACGGAGTCCAGAATCCCCACACGTAGCCCCTCCGACATCGGCTCTGACACAAGTAGTGACAGATCCGCTGCCGGGGGCAGCGCGGACTTCCCGGGCCTCCACAGGTTCTGGTTGTGACGGATCGCCGCTCCTACGCCTCGCTTGCGATCCACGGCAGTCTTCAGACTGTCGAGGTCGACGTCGCTGTCGAACAACAGGTCAATTGACTTGTAACCCAACAGCTCCTCGCCCGCTTCGTAGGCCTCGCTTCCCTTCACGGTCGGCAGGTACTCCGGGAGCCCAGCCTTTGCTAGCTTCCGCACCTGCCACGCCGACCGCCCCATACCAATCTGAATCGGTCGGTGCTTCGGCCCCTTGTTCCACCCGAGAATGATCCGCATCGCGATCCGGAGATCCAGTTCGCTAATGCGGTTGTTCTCGTTCAGAACGGGCAGCCCGATACCACCGATCCACTTGGGGAGGAACCACGGCAGGTGTGTCCCGTCAAGCATGGTCTTGTGGGTGCGGAGGAATTCAGTGTAAACTGCTTCCACCACATCCTTCGGACTGTGCTCAACGAGCCACTCTGCCTTGGACGATAGGTCAGCTCGAGGGTCATCTAGAACCTCAAAGCCGGCCTTGACCAACTCTCCATTCTTCACCTGCATCGTCCGGTCGAGCCCCATCATCAGCCCCATGTTGATGTACGGCACCACCGTGTACGGACAGGCACGATTGGTCATCTTGCTCGGTGCGGGACCTGACGGGTCCTTCAACCACGTCTGGTACAGCCGGCTCTCCACCTCCACCAGGTGCGTCCCTACCTTCACGACTCCCTTCTCCTCCTCTTCTTCAGTGAGGTGAACGGGGTCGATTCCGTAGAGGAACGACAGGCTGTTGATGTTGACGAACTCACGGGAGACATATGTCTTCCCGATGGATTCCTCAAGACCGGCAAATCCTGTGATCCGCGACCAGATACGGTAAATACTGTGGTGGCTCTTCGCCGCCACATCGTCACCGTTAACGCCCATGGCACAATCCCGCAGTTTCTTCGTCTTCTTCTCTGCTACCTCCATCGCCCAGCGCACAAGCGCCGCGTTGGCAATGCAGAGGACAGGAAACGAAGTCACGGAGCCCATCAATTGGCCCGTGGTCTGCTGGTAATGTGTACCATCTTCCCCTTCAAACACATGCTTGGTGAGTGAACGGATGAACAGCTCGCGCTCGTTCTCCGTCAGCTCGCAGACGGCCGAGATCTCGTCAGCGATAGTTTCGCTAACCCAAGATTTCAGGTTGTCCGTCGCCCCGGTGTAGTCCCCCGACAGGAAGACTTCATCAGGACCCAGCTTGCGCCCCAGGAGGTCTAGCACGGTCGCCTCTGTGGCAGGCGTCCCAATCAATTGGAACGTCTTTTGTCGCCGCAGTGTGTCGTGCATGAATTTCTGAAGGCTCTTGAGTACAGTGTACGTCAAGGGCGGCCCCTTCGTGATGACGCGAACCTTCAAAGGCTCGACGAGACCGACCGGTTTGACAATCGGTTGTTCTGTCATCGCGAGGGCCAGCATCCGGTCCAGTAGTGTACCGAAGGCGCTCTCCAGCGCAGATGTGTCGGCCGTGTAGAGGGGGTTGGAGTCTTCTGGCTCCGGTTCCCTCTCCTCGTCCGCGGGCTCCCCTGTCAGGGTATCCCGGTCATGTTCACCTACTTTCGCGACCTTTACCAGTCCCCCTGGGGCCCGGAGATCGTTCAGTAGGGTTTCGTGGTTCAAAATGAACCCAACCGCCCCGGCCTGACTACGTGAATTTATGTAGTTGGCTGAGGTGGACGGGAAAAAGGCGCGCGTTCGCCGCGCGTCCGTCATCTTGTGCCCCCGAAACACTTCGCGCACCGTCCGGCGCAGCTCCGTCTCCACGCTTCCGCGGGAGAGGGTCAGCTGCACCGGAAATGGCTCTTCAGGCACGTCCCCCCAGTTGAGGAGGAGGCGCCGTGCTGCCGGTGCGTCCGGTCCTTGCTGCGCAGTCAATTTATCGACAGTGGCCTGCTCTTTCGAGGAGACCACGTCTTTATCGACGCGTGGCATGCCGGACTTGCTGTACAGGATAGTGGTGATGAATTCGGCTTTTCCGAGAGCTGTCGAGCTCCAGAGAAGTTTCCTCATCCACCGACCGGCCGAGCCACCGAATAGGTAGCCCGGTTTGTCATCCGTCGCGCCCTCCTTCCACGGGGGGGTCGGGATGGCCTGTCCTGCGTAGCATGAAAAGAACGCCGCGATTTTATACTTCATTACCTTTACCCAGTCATCGTTAGACAACTTAGTCAGGACCATAAAGTGGTCAACCGTGGTGCTCACAATAGAGTGCCGCTCCTTATCCGTCGATCGGAACCCGAATAGGGTAAAGACCGACATCAAAACAAAACAACAACCCACCAGATTTTTTCTCAGGCCCACTGCCTGGGGAGACTTATC